TGTTAATCTTTCAACAATTTCTAAAAGACCTCTGCCAATATTTCTTGCTAAACCTCTATTATATCTTGGTTTATATTTGTTATAGTCAATATTATTGAAAAGAGTTGACCTTTGTCCTTGGCCTGTATTACTTAAAAATACTTGTGAATAGTTTGTACTTGTGTCTAAACTCCCTATAATAGTTCTTGGGTCTCTACCCCCCGCAAACGCTGATACAATTTGATTAGCCGCGGTTGGTCTCCACTGAGCCATATCTTCGTCAAAATAATCACCAGGTATTGGTGACGCTGGAAAATATGTCCCTGATAATTTTAATAAGAAATTCGCCGAATAATCTATTGGATTTTCGGGAACTGTAATTGAGTAATTCTTCTCAATTAATGGAATTCTTCCACTTGCAACTTGAGCTAAAGCAACAGGGTCACTTAAAGCTTCAGATAAATTTTCTCTACCAAAAGTGTTTCTTTCTATTTCCCTATCAATCCTATATTGTAATGCGTCTTTAAGAAAAGTCGCACCCAATTGTGCTAACTGACTATCTTGAGTTATTGACCCATCACTTCCCTGTGGATTACTATCAAATAAAATACTATACGGTGAATATGATGAAGGTAAGAAACTTACAGGTGTCGGATTTGCGTAAAATGAAAATGTTGGGACAAACTGTAAATTATTAATTTCTTCTAAAAAGACCTCATTAAAAGAATATTTGTTTAATGCGGGTATATTTTGTTCAGCAGTTACTTGAGCATAATTTGGCCATCCTTGTCCCACCAAACTTTGTTCAGGTAAGGAAGCGTCCATTACATTATATTCACCAGCATTAGAGTTTTGAACTAATGGTAATGATTGTGTAATCGTTACACCATATCCACCTTCAGGTCCATATTCATTAAGAACATATAATCCGTGATATTGTGGTGGAACTAAATTTGACGGTGGGTCCGCAATTAAACTATCAGGAGAATCAATAACTGAAAAATTACTCTGAACATACTCAAAGTTTTGTTGAGCAACTGGTGGAGTATATGAACCTGCAACAGTGTAAGGTTGTAAATTTCTAACAACCAAACTATTCCTAAATGTTTCAGAATTGAAAAACGATAATGGGCTATCTATTGGCATACATTAATAAATACTAATCATATAATTTTATATAGATTATCCTTCAGTTTTAGTTAAAAACTTTTCTAATGTTGGCACAAAATCCGCTAAGAACCCTTGTGATAACATATAATCTTTAAACCATCCCTCAACACCTGTGAACTTATGTTCAATTTCAACTTTACCAGCCGCTGTGACTGTACTATTAGTTGAAGTTTCTCCATTAGTATTAGAATTACCTGTAGGAATATTTGGTGACGCTAAAATCTTATCATCTTTATCTGTAAAATAACTTCCTTTAGGTCCTGTAATCATTAATCCACCTTCAGGACTGATAACCGCATCTTGAACAGGAATTGAATTAGCCATCTGTTTGAAAAATTCTCCAATACCTGTTAGCATTTCAGGAGTTAATTGGAATGGTGACTCTAAACCAGGGTTTCTCTCATATGCCTGATTTTGATATTTTTTATAAATCTCATCAAAATTTGATACTTCACCAAATTTATTTTTGATACCTTCAGTTAAAGTTGTACCTAATTGACCTCCGGCTTCAGATAACGTAGTTTCACCATTAACAAGTGATAAAATAAGTTTATCTAAAGTAGTACTCAACATATCAAACTTTTTGGTCATACCCGCAGTTCCCTCTTCACCAAATAAAAATTCATTTAATGTCTGAACTCCTGGTAATATTGTTCCTCCTGCAATTTTACCTTTTTCTTGAGCAAATCTTGATGTTGCAGCCGCGAAAGGAATTGCCCCTGTACCTTTTTGAAATGCATTTGATATATTTTCTAAATGTCTATTAGCCTCAAATAATAATTCTTCACTACTTTTTTGTGCCGCCTTTTGAGCCTTTTCTACCATATCTAAATCGGCAGGTTTCAAAGAATCAACAGCCTTTGTTACGTTCTTACCTAACTCTTCATCATATACTTCAATCTCATACTTACCTGTTTTATCGTTAAATTGAGACATATTCGCAATTAATTTTCTTGTATCTTCAGTTGCAAATTCAGAAGCGTCAGGGAATTTAATTTGACTTAATTTTCTATCTAAATCCAAAGCATTCATACCCATTTTAGCAAACTCATCAGCAGACATTCCCAATGTTTGAGCAATCTCCCTGACTTGTCTTTGAGCTCCAGGCATAATTTTAAATCTTTTTTGTTTTTCATCAAACTCAACATATTGTTTTGATAACTCAATAAGATTTGATTGTAAGGCTTCAGGGTCATTTTCACCCATATTCATTAAAGATATTGGGTCTAAAAGTCCTGTAATCTGAACACCCATTCTTTGCAGTCCTGCCGCCATATCAACAGCCTTTTGTGGGTCAAACAAATTATTAGCAATTTTTAATGTTTCACCCATATTTGCTTTGACCATAATGGCCTCAGTCGCCATTTTACTCATTCCTTGGACACCGTTTTCAAAATTGAATAAATTTAATTGTTTAACGTTATCCCCAATTTGTTTGAAAACTGCGTTTGTTGAAACCCCGACAGCCATTGAAGAGTCAATTACTTGTTTTACCCCCTCAATAGTACCGTTAACTGTATATCCTAAAGTTTTAAATGCATCAATATTTCTAGCCGCCGCTTGAGATGCGGTTTCGTTCATACTTTTGGTTAACTCCGCCTGTACTAATGATTGAGCATATTGGTCACCTTGTAATAAGAAATTTGTTTTTTCGTTCTCACTTACTTTTCTTTGTAAATCAACATTATCTTTAAGAGTAAATCCAAAATCTTCACCAGCATTTCTTGCTTCAATTAAATTTTGTTTAGTCCTTTCACCATAAATGTCCATCCCACCCATCGCTTTGTTGTATTGGGTGGCAATACCTTCTAATTGAGAGTAGATTGTTGCAAATGAACCAATCATCTTTCCATTCGCCAAATTAAATTGTTCAATGAATGAAGTGAAACTGGCCTCCATTTTTTTCAATGGGTCATCAAGGTTCGTTTCTTTCGCCTTTTTTTCAGACTCCCCTGCACTCTCAGGTGTTTGTAAATGTAACATAATTAATAGTTTAACATAAATATTTTAATTGGGGATTTTATTTAGGTGTATTCTCCTCAATCAATCGGTCCAATAAAAGTTTACGTGTACTAATAGGCATAAACAAAAAATCACTGTAGGATATATGTAAGAATTTAGCTAAATAATAAAATTCTAAATCCCGTTCTTGTCTATAGTTAGAAGAAAGGGCGAAAAAACTCAGCCCCAAAGAGAATGTCTGCAGAGACCTCTTTTCCTGACGGGGCTATAATTGTCTGCTTTAAATCCAATCTTGGTTCATTGTCATACATAAAATTTCTTATGTATTTAGAATCCATAATTGGTAAGTTATCAATATGTTTAGAAAGTTGTTCTCTGTCTCTAATTCCATCAATTTCAATAACCATTTTTGATAACCTAATTGTTTGTCTTGGAGCAACTCTACCCGCAGGATATGCGTTAATCATTCTTTCAATTTCATTGTTATCACCTAAAGTCAATGGTTTCAATTTAACGTTATAACCACTTTTAGGTAATGTAGTCTCAAATAATCCTTCTTCATTTGGTTCAACTTGAGTATCTTTAAGATAAAGTTCAGTTAACATCACTGTACTATTAAATTCATTACCTGTTTCAGGGTCAGTAACTCTTAAATTATATTCAGGTCCAAAAGATGTGTTTCTTAAAAACACCATAATCGCCTCAACGTCCCCATTTAACAAATCTTCGGGTCTAATATCGGGTTCGTATATTTTACTTCTTAATAAAGAGACCATTAAATTATCTCTATTATTTTGAGCTAACAAAATATTTTCATCTGAAGCTGTCAAATATCCAACTTTCAAACTTTTCTTTTTATTTGGATAAAATTTACCTTTTGACGGTAGTGGTACTACATCGTGAGGTAGATTAAAATTCATTTGTCCATATTGTGAAGTTTGGTCCATAGTATTTTTTTATTATAAAATAGATTATTTAGAAGATAAATCAATCTTATTTTCTTTTTTGTTATGTCTATTGTCAAATTCTTCTTGTGTTTCAAATATTTTCCCACAAGTTTGACATACAAATTCGGTATTACCTGAAAAAAAAAGTTCCATACACATAAGTATATGGAACCAATTTTTATAAATAAATAATAAATTTTAGTATACTAAGATACAACGGTCAGGTCTTAAAGTTGCCGAGATAGTTGCAATTGCATCTTGAGAATAACTCAAACTATCAAAGTTAACATTTGTTAAGAATGTTCCTTGTAGAATCCATTTCTCAACAACAACACCTGTTGGGTCTAACAATTCCAAATCAATGTCTTTCTTATAACCCGCAGCGTATCCCATACGTCCTGTTACAGACTCTGCGTGTAAACGAACCCATTCCATTAATGCTTGAGCAGCTGAAGGTCCAATTGGGTCACGGAACTTAACATTAATTTCATTCCAAGTAAATCTACCTGCAACATAAGTTGAAGTATTCAAAAATTGAATTTCAGTTGAATTTATTTTAATATTAGGTCTGGACGTAGATTCAACGAACCATTCATTAATTCCTAATGATGAAGGAAATCTCAATATAAATCGGTTCTGTCTTTTGGGTTCGTACGGAACCGGCATTTTCATCAGTAAATCTGCCATTTTTTTTAATTTTTAATTTTGTTTTATTGCTTATAAATAGTCGTGTTTATATTTTTTTCTATTTACTTTCATTATTTTTAATCTAAACTTCTACTAGTCCAGTTCCAGTAATAATTAATTAATTCTTTTTTTATCACCTGATTGAGTAGAATAAACTTTAACACCTGGTTCATCACCAAATTCTTTATTAAACATTTCTACGTTCTTTGGGTCATCATCAGAAACACCTAGTTGAAATTCAGGTATAAAGGCATTAGATATATCATTTTTAATTAAAGCCTTTGTACTTAATTCTATTGCTAAATCTCTGCAATATTCTAAAAAGTCTCTGAACGCAATTTTCTTTAATTCTTCAGGATTTGCAGCTGAACCCTCACCATAAGTTACGGGGTGAAATTTACACAATCCTAAATACTCCCAAATTAATTCAATATCCTCTCTATCTTGTAAATCAAAAAGTTGTCTATATCTTTTTAAATTACTAATACATTGGTTCATATTGATACCGTCTCTACCTGAAAGGATTAGTTCATAACAAGCTTCTTTAAGTGTGTCAGGATTATGTCCTCTAGCAGTAATTATTGAAAATATTGAACCTCCATTTATACATTCCACAAAATCTCTCCAAGCCGGTCCTGTCGGTGCCATTAATGAATCAATTAAGAATTTCTCATCACCTTCAGTTCCAAAATCACGGAACATATTTTTAGCAAAATCAACAATGGTATGTCCTTTATATAAGAAAGTTTCTTTACCAACTCTACTTCTATAACGTGCAAAATCCTTTGTTGACATTCCAATTTCCTCACCATCTTCATCTAAAACATAGATTACTGTCGGCATATACATTAGATTATCATCCCAGTCAAATGCGTAATATTTTAAAGAAGGAACCCCTTCCTCCGATACTGTTTCTAGTAGTCGGAGGATAAGGGTGTCCAATTGTGTTTCACTTAAATTCATATTAGATATTGTCAAATGATGCTCCTGTTGGAGTTATTAAGAATTCAATATCAATGAACTCTAAAGATTTAGTTGGTTTAACATAGATTTTACCTACTAATTGGTTTCTGTCTAAATCTTCAGCTGAAGATGATACAGTCACACGGAAATCATATAAACCTCTGTCTCTTCTGATTGAGTCCAAGATAGGATTAACAGCGTCTAAGAAATCTTGTCTTACTTTAGCGTCGTTTTGTTCAAACAACAATCTAACTGCCACCGCTGAAATCAACTTACGAGCTTGTAATAACAATCTTCTAACGTTCAATCTGTCAAGAGCCGATTCTCTAATTTGTAAGGTTTTGTTACCCCAAATTACAGTTCCTACGTCTGAGAAAGTTGCGATTGGGTTAATTCTTCCTTTGTATAGAGTATCTCTATCTTCTTGTGTTAACTTCTTACGTGCTTTAACTGCATTTACAATACCACGTGTGTAACCCGCTGATGCGAACCAAGGGAACGCAATGTTATCTGTCAACGCTAAGTTTCTACAAACTTCAGCTGTTGGTGGGATATAAATTTGTGTATTATTAACAGTATCACGAGTCAACACCCAAGGATAGTAAGTTGCAGTGTAGTTAGAGTCAATACCTGTTTGTTCTAATGAGTCAACTGCGTCTTGTGGGTAGATTAAATCTTCAGCAGTAAATGTCTGAACAAATAAATTAATGTCAGGAGTTGTACACAAGTAAATTGAGTCCGCTCTGTCAAATTCAACCATTTCAATTGCCGATTCAACCAAGTTAGA